GGTAGTTGATTGCGGCCACGGTCGGGACGATCACCTGCCGGTTCCACGTGGCGGGCTGGGCATCGGGGTAAACCTTCCTCGCAGCCCGGCGGATCGTCTCGGGCGTGATGGTCTCGACCAGTGTCTCTTTCCAGTAGGAGGACAGCTTGAGAAGGAAGCGGTCTGACTTGTCCGCGTCGAGGTAGGCGTTGAACGCCTGGGCCATGGTCAACCCCGCGCCCGGTCCATCGAAACGACGCTGCCAGGCGAGGTGTTCGACTTCCGCCGCGACCCTTTCCGCACGGGCTTTTTCAGTCGATCCTGTAGAGCCCCGTAGCCGTTGCCCGGCAACAGTGCCTGAGTAGTGCCAGTACCGGCCTCGCCTTTTGAGAGTGAGGGGCATTGCTTAATCCCTTCCATGAAGGCGTCTACGTCCTCGGCCAGCATAATCATTTCTTTGCCGATCACGCGGCACGTCCCCAAGGCCCGCGCCTTCTCGCGGAGCGCTCGCTCGGACACTCCAAGGTGTCGAGCGAGGTCGCTAGGTTTGATATGATCGGGAAGTAGGGACACTAGTCTTCCTCGCGTTCGCCCAGCTGTGTCATGTTTAGCGGCGAGAGGTATTCGTCGCCGTTCTCGATCCCGCGCAGGTTCTCCCACTTTCGGATCTCGTTCGGGCTTAGCCAGCCCCACTCGCGGCCAATGCGGTACGCTTCGTATCGAGCCTTGATGTCGCCGCGCAGCAGCCCCGCAAGGTCGTGCTCCACAAAGAGTTCCTGCCGCGCACCAGCGGGCAGGAGAGCGGCGTTCATGGCCTGCTCTATGCGCTTGGCCATCGGTGCCAGGCAGCGCTGCACCAGTGCCCGGCTCTCGCCGTCCACGTTGGAATAGGTGGCGTTGTCGGTGATGCCGATCGCGGTCGGCGGAACGCTGAAGATCCGAGCAATCGCTAGGTCGGACAGCTTGCGGCTTTCGAGGAATTCGGCATCTTTCGAGCTGAAGGCCAGCGGATTCCATTCCGCTCCGCCATCAAGAACCATGATGCCACCCCTCCGCGAGATGTCTTCGGCTTTCTTACCCATCGCATCAAACGCGCCTTCTTTTTGGATCGGCGTCAAACTTTGGGGGAAGGAGAGCACGCCTTCGGGGCGGAAGTTCTTGGCTGCTTGCGCGCTCGCTTGGTCCTGCTGCGTGAGCGCCAAGTTGAAGCTCTCGCGGGCAATCTGGATGGGCGACAGGCCCATGACACCATCGGCAGCCAAGCGGTAGCGCAGGTGAAGGATTTCGTCTCTCGTGAGGATCTCCTGTCCGCCATCATGCCGGGCCAAACGATAGCGCAGGCGGCCGCTCCGCAAGCGCTCTACCGTGACGGTCGAAGGGTCAAGCGGGTGCAGCGCCGTGACCTGACCGCGCCCGTCCCATTCGATACGGGCATAAGCGTTGCCGGTCATCAGCAGCGCGGCGACCAGGGTCTCGCGCGCTTCGAAGGCGGTCAGGCCATCGGCGGCCATGTCGTGCAGGACGCCATAGAGGGGATGATCGACGGCGCGCTCGCGGCCGTCGTTCTCGGCGCGCCGGTAGAGATTGAGCGGCATGGCGGCGAGGTTCTGCGAAATGGTCGAGATGCAAGCATGGGCGACCGAGAGGCCGCTCGCCCGGCTTGCATCGACAAATCCCCCCATCCCCTGCCGCGCACCTAAGAACTCGGCGAGCGAGGGGTCAGAGAGGTTGGTTTGTGCGCGGCGCTCGCGGCCGAGGATGCGGTGCAAGAATGTCATTGCTGGGCCTCCAGGATGCGCAGTGTACGGGCCGCATGGGCGAGGTGGGGGAGGGCGGCGCGGGACCGGGCTTGCACCACCGTGCCGTCATAGGCAGGCCACGCCGCCACCACCGAGATTTCGAAGAGGTCGACGGCGCGCAGCTCGCGCCGCTCGCCGTTGCGATCCTCGTCGGTTGCTGTGAATCCGAAGGACATGCCCCCGAGGTCCCCCCGCTCCGCCAGGGCGAGCACGTCGCGGCCCGCCTGAGTGTCGGGAAGGTCGAGGTCGAAGGCGAGCCCCCGGCTGTCCTCGGAGAGGCGCAGCGTACCGCTCCGCGTCCGGGCCAGCACCCGCGAGGGGTCGTGATCGACCAGCGCCAGCACGTCGCCGCGCGAGCGCAGGGTGCCAGCGAAGGCGCCAGGGGCAATCGTTTCGATCATCCCGGCGCCGATCCGCGCCTCAACGCCAAAGAGAGCGGCGTAGCCCTCAAGGCGCCGCCCCTTGGCGCGAAGCTCCTGTGTGAAGGCTCGCCGCTCGCTCATGCTCAGATCTCCGCGTAACGGAAGGCTTCGGGGTGGCGCACCACCACGTCGCAGTCGAGGAAGGCGTGCAGCAGTGCGCCGCCCTTGCTGGCTACGTCGCTGTGGTAGGGGTTCACCATCAGATCGACGCCCGACCAGTAGCCGAGATAGAGGCTGGCCCACTCGCCATAGATCAGCGCATCCTTGTCGGTAGTGCCGCCGAGGTCGCCTGGCACCTGGGTAGAGCTTTCGACCCGTTCGCCATGGAACTTCTCAGAGAGCGAGATTGGGCGGCCGTTCGCGTCTTTGATTTTCCGCGCCAGCGCCATCACGGCCGGGTTGGTCAGGAAGGCGCGGGTGCCGGTCACGTCGTCGGTTTCCAGCGCGGCGATCAGATCGGCTGCGGTGTCGGAGAGTTCGGCGCTGGCGAGCACTGCGGCCACATCGGTGTCGGCAAGGATGCCAGTCGGCTCATTGGCGCCGCCGCCCCGAATCGCAGCCGCATCGAGCTTTTGCGCCAGCAGGAAGGCGAGGTCGGCGCGAAGCACAGGCTCGAGCGCTTGGTTTGCCTGAAGCAGCATCCGGCGGCTGATTTCGTACTCAGCCGAAACGGTTTTCGGCCCCATGGACTTCTTTTCGAAGCCCGCGTCGGAGCGGGGTGCATTCGTGTGCTCAGCGACCCACGCGGCCGAGCCCGACTGCGCCAGGCGCGGGAGGTCGAGGTTGCCAGTCAGGCCGCGCAGCACGGTTGCGCCCATGCTCTCGATTTTGAGGGCGGCGCGGCGACGGTCGGTCATGGCGCCCAGGTTGGTGGCGATCATGTTGGAGCCGGGTGCGGCACCGGGGGTGGCCGAGGTCAGAGCGCGCGTCTCGCCGCCAAGAATGATGTCGGTCGGCACCATCACGCCGCGCGTCTCGCGGCCCATCGAGAGTTCGCGGTGCACTTCGGCTTCAAGGCCGGTCAGGGAGCCGGAGCGACTCTCAGACAGCGCTTTTGCCAGCGAGTAGCGGTGCATCTCGCGGCGCATTTCGCCGCCGCCATGCATCGGATCAGCAGACGCTTCGAAGCGCTCGAACTCAGCCAGCTTCTCGGCATCGGTCAAACGCTGCGACAGGCCGCGGACCTCGCCTTCGAGCGCATCGAAGCGAGTGCGCTCTTCGGTCGAGAGGTCGCGGTTCTCGCCCTGCGCCTTCTCGTTGAGCGAACGCATCTCGGCGATCTTGCCGGAACGGCGCTCTTTGATGTCTTGGATCTTCATCGGGTTATCCTTCGGTCGGGAAATGCCGCCTCACGGCGGGGGGTGGTAGGGTCCATCGGGCCAGTAGCTTTGGCGCTGGGAGCGTGCCGCCTCACGGCGGGAAATGGTCCATCGGGCCGGAGTTCGGCACTGGGAATACGTCGCCTCACGGCGGGGATGAGCGTGCTTTATGATGGGGTGATGCGCACTCATGTTGCGGCGTCTGCATGATGGGAAAGGATTTCCCCCTGGGCATCATGCAGTTAAGGCGCCACCGCGCGCCCATCTCTCCCCAGGGGGAATTCGGAAATTCAAGATTCATCGGCGGAGGCATCCTTGCCGTAAGCCGAGTTGAGGACGTGGGCCACATCGAAGCCGAGGGCGTCACACACGTTCTGAAAAATGATACTGACATTGCAGGAGAGGAAGACGACAGGATTGCCCAACTCATGCTTCAGCTGAGTATACAGAGGGTAATCTTTGTTCTGCTTCTCGGGGTGCCATGGCACGATAACCGTGCGTTCGCCGTCAGTTGCGAGCACGGTATTGCCAAATTCTGGATGGAAGGGCAGCGCAGGCCAACGCTTGGCTTCGGGGAGCGAAGGACGCGCGCCCGTACCGACATGAGCGAACATCGCAGCCGCCTTGAACGTCGGGGCCGCATTGCGAGGCGGAATGTCCTTAAGGATCGCTTGGGCAACTGCCAACTCCATCACCGTGGAGAAACTGAACTGACGATGCTTGCCAGGACTCCCGGCGGCGAGATCGCCTTTATGCCCTGTCACCAGTCCTTTCCGAATGTAGGTCTGCAGGGCAGCGTTGGTCATCCCGCTGGCGAGCAGCACCTCTCGGGCTGGGTATTTGCGTTCAAAGGGGTTCATGCGCCGAGCTTTCCAAGTTGGTAACTACATACTTGTTTAAGGGGCTCTGCGTAAGTATGCAACTACCAACTTGATTGTCGGGGCTATGCGATTTCCTCGATGAGCAGGAGTTCCAGCTCGTCGCACAGCTGCCGCAGGGCTTCTTCCGACCAGCCTTCGGTAATTTCGTGAATGCGGTCGATTGTTTCTTGCTTCATTTCGCTGCCTTTTTAACGTGCATCGCACTTTGGACTATGCTGTTTTCGGTAACTGAGTTACTAGTTTGACAGTGCTGCATGGTCAACAAAAATCGCAACAGGGTTACTAAAATGATTGCCGTGCAATGCAAAATGGCTCGGGCTGCTACGGGGTTAGGCGTCCGCGGGCTTGCACTCTTGGCTGAGGTTTCACCGAACACGATTGCACGCCTTGAGCGGGGTGAGCAGCTTCGGGAAAGTACTATTCAGCAGATTCGCGCTGCCTTCGAGGCGAAGGGTATCGAGTTCCTCGATAGCCCTGCCGATGGCCCAGGGGTGCGGGTCCGTCCCTAGTTCATAAACGCCGCGAGACAGGACGGAATGTCAGGCTCCGTCTCTTTGTCCACGACCCCCAGCGCCATCGCTAGAGCCACAATCCCGTCGATTCGCCCCGATGATTTATGCTTCGCCAGCTTGCGGTTCCCCGCCGCATCCCGCTCCACCACGGCGTTTGCGGCGCAGAAGGTGAGGACCGGGTTCGCGTGGTGACGGAGCCGAGCCTCGGCCACCATGCGTTCCAGTTTATCCACGGCCGGCGCCATGTCGCGGAAGCCCTGGCCGAAGGGTTCCAGCGGCGGCGCGGCCCCGATGCGGCCGAGCTCGCGCTTCAGATCTTCGATCCGCCAGCGATCATAGGCGATGCGCTCCACGTCGAAGGTTTCACAGTCTTCGGCAATGGCTTCGGCAATGAACGAGGGGTCTACGGTGCTGCCTGGGATGAGGGTCAGCAGCCCCTGCTTGGCCCACTGATCATAAGGCACCCGGTCTTCGTCGGACTTCTCGCGAATGTTGTGCTCGGGCAGGAAGAACCGGCAGAGCACGTCAAAGCGTCCCGCGCCGTCGGGGAATACCAGGACAAACGCTGTGAGGTCGCGAGACTGCGAGAGGTCTAGCCCGCCGTAGCAAGTACGCCCAGCGAGGGCCGCGTGATCGAAGCTCGCGCCGTTGTTGTCCCACTCGGCTTTCGCGAGGAAGCGCACATGCGCGTCCACCCGTTGATTGAGGATCAAGTTGCGGAAGGCGTTCTCGCGCGCTGGCATGCGCTGTGCCTGCGCAGCCTGGCGCCTTACGTCGTCGAGGGACCGGAAGTCGCCCAGGGCCGGGTTAGCCTTCGTCCAAGTCTCGGGCGACCATGGGTCGTCGCCGTCCTCGGCCGCGTAGAGTGTGAGGTGGAAGCTAGGGTCATCCACCTCGCCAGCGTTCACCTTGCGGCCATAGTCCACCAACTCCGACATGCAGGCATGATCGCTCGCGGCCTGAGTGGAGATCACCATCATCAGGGGGTTGTCCCGCGCGCCCATGGCGGTGTCGAGCGCATCGTAGAGGTCGCGCTTGGTGGCGGTGCCGAGCTCGTCGTAGACGATGAATGAGGGCGAGAGGCCTTGTTTCGTGCTGGCGTCGGCCGAGAGCGCCGCAAAGATCGAGCCTTTGCCCTGGCCGTGCAGCACCTCGATCCGCTTAGAGAACTTCACGACATTCGCGCGGGCATCAAGCTCGGGATGGCCGTCTAGGATGGCGACCATCTCCGCGAAACACTTGCCCGCCTGCTCCCGATCGTTCGCAGCGGCGTAGACCTCGCCCCGGCCTTCGGCTTCCGGTCCCATCAGGTGGCAGAGGGCAAGACCGGCTACCAGCTGCGTCTTGCCGTTCTTCCGGGCCATGCTGAGAACGGCGGTACGGACTGGGCGCTGTCCGCTCTCGTCTTCGCCGTAGATGCTGGCGAGGAAGGCGCGTTGCCAGGGGCGCACTTGGAGCTTCGTCCCAGCGAGTGAGCCTTGAGTGATCGGCAGATCTTCGAGGAAAGCGATCACGCGTTCGAGGCGAGATAGGCCAGCCGCTTCCCACGGCATCGAGGACCGCAGCGGCGACACCTCGTCTTGGGCGAAGCCGAATGCGCCTTGGGGGGAATTCTCTACAGCGACAAGCCGTGGTTTTGCTCCCGGTCCTCTTTGTCCCATTTGGGTAATCCTCTGATTTCAGGAGTTAAACTTAGTATATGCATGACTGTGGTATCGGTCTGGGGCACGCGCATCCCCCGTGATCGAAGGCGCCCCCACCCCTAGACTTTGAACCATCCGTCGTCGGGATCGACTGGATTCCCATCGGCACTGCAGCCCTTGAACCGGCGAGAGAGGACGTTTCCGCCCTGACGGTCGAAGGAAGCGGTCTTCTCGTTGTGGCACCGGGCGCAGAGCGCCATGAGGCCATCGAGAGTGGGGTAGGCTGGGCCCCCCTTCGAAATGGGGGTGATGTGATCGACCACCTTCGCTTCGACCAAGTGGCCCCGAAGCTCGCAGACGCGGCAGAGAGGATCTGCGCTCAGCTTCGCTGCTCTGAGCTTCTGCCATTTCGAGGTGCAGTAGGGCCATTTTGACATAGCGGTTCTCCAATGTGCGCGGAGCATGGCGGCGCGCTGGGGGGTGGGGCGGAGCATGGCGACGCG